CAACGTCCCGAATGTTATACTCAATAAACTTTTGGTAATTCAACCGATACAATGTGTGTAGGTTATCATACTCATCATAAGATATCTTACCTTCACCCAACTCAACCTGTGAGATTGCATCTAGACGATATGACTCTTGTGACTTACCGCCAGGAGCATACCATTTATATAATTCTATATAGTCAAGAGCGGCAACACCTAGCATTTCATATGCAATTTGTTGGCGACCATTGATGACTGTCTTACGTTCACCAATAAAATTCCACGGTGATAACTTCTTAGTTTCAGGCTCACCAAGTATCTTACGAAAACGATTGATGATATATGGTATATCAAAGAACTTAGAGTTCCAGCCTGTAATGATATCTGGACACTTCTTAACCCATAGTTCCAAGAACTTCTTACATAAGGCGTGTTCATCCTTACACTTCACATAGATTTCTTTACCTTGAACTTCATAGATTCCACAACCAAATACAAATGTCTCACCATTTAGATAACTCATAGTAATGGCTGTGATTGGTTCGTTGGCTTCATATGGATCAGGAAACCCATTCTCAGAACCAACCTCAATATCGACTACAACAACTGATATTTTATCAAAGTCATAATCAACCATACCTTTATGTTCATCAGCAATAAAGGCATATTCATACCTAGTTTGGCCATAAATCATATGTGCATTGGATACTCCATCAAATTGTTTGATGTATTCTCTGGCCGCACGAATATCAGGAAATATCTTTTGGTCAAGATACTCACCTTGTAGATTGGTAAAGTTAGTTATACGTTTGGATGGCATAAAAAGTGAAGGAGAATACTCAATTCTTTCTTTCACTCTCTTACCATTTTTAACACCTCGATAGAGGATGTAATTACTAAAACTTTGAACGCTTGTATAAAAATTCAAATTTAACCTACAATTAGTTGTTTATTAGGAAGTACAATGCCAGAACCAAAAATTTGATTGTAATTATCTACAAATTCTTTTGCTGGAACATAGGAGTATATCACATTTCTCTTAGCAAAGGCAATAGATTCACCTGTTTTTTGGTCAGCGTGCATTGGAAATGGTGCAAAACCAACATTGGGTTGACCATCTTTACCACGAACTATGGCTACACCAACAGGGTTTACCAATACTACCTCTGTCTCTGATTCAATTTCAACTTCTCCTAGTACCTCTTCGCCTGTAATAAGCTTTAATATCTTGATTTCCATATGTTTTCCTTTTTAAAAATAATAGTTATAAATAACCATGTATGATACTTATATCGATGGTTTATTGATTATATCAGAATAACCAATAAATGTCAATATAAAAATATGGATTTTTTCAAATTAGTTGCTGAGCTTGGATTCCCAATTGCCGCAGCAATATCTGCTGGTTACTTTGTATTCCTAACAGTAAAATTCATTTTAGCTGGAGTTACCTCCTCTATCAAGTCATTAAGTGGTATTATTACCGGACTTGATAATCGTGTTAAAACAATGAACCATGATGTTATCAGAATTGATACCCTAATGTCAAGCGCTATGGGTGTAAAACCTGATGTTGACCGAATTGCACGAGCCGATGGTAAAACCGATGCAAGGAAAGATTAATGTCCGATATAGCAGAATTAATTAACAAATATGGCTTTCCAATTATTGCCGCTGGTGGCATGGGTTACCTTATATTCTATGTTTGGAAATGGGCTACACAAGAAGTTAAACCAGTTTTAAGTGAAGCTAGTGCAGTTTTAATTGGTCTGATAGACCGAATACGAATGTTAGATAATGATTTGATTAGGCTAAACCAAAAAATTAATATCGTGTTGATGATGCGAGAAATTAAAGATGAAAAAACCAAGAATGATGATAGTAAATAATTTTTATACAGAACTATACAAAGACTATCAAGCTTGGTGTGTGATGTATATGGTAAAACATTATTATCCAGGAATGATGATGAATGGTTTTATAACTGGACCTCACATGAACCGATTCTATTAATACCCTGGATCAATACCTTTACCTATTTGTTCATTCTCTTTTTTCTTACGCTCGATTTCTCTAGCTAAATAATCCCACTCCTCATCTTCATGCTTATCATCCTGCTGTTTGACAGGATCAATATCATCATCTAATGATTCGCCTTCTTGAAAATCTTTATAAATTTTATTCCAGGTCATTATAATCTCCAATGTTGGTTGCGGAGGAAGGAATCGAACCTACGGCCCCTGGATTATGAGTCCAATGCTCTACCTCTGAGCTACTCCGCGGAAGTTACTTCTTTTCTTTGTTTACTTGCGAATACACTTTATCTAATAATTCAGTTAGTTTTTCTGGTGTCAAATACTTACCCCATTTAACCTCAGGTACTTTGGACTCAGTTTTAATTTCTTCTTCTTTTTTATTCATATATTGGAGCGGAATGACAGAATCGAACTGACAACTAAACCTTGGCAAGGTTTCGTTTTACCACTAAACTAATCCCGCAAATCTGGAGCGGTGTCTTTGAGTTGCACAAAGGTGATTAAACGGGAAGCTTAATCTGTTCTCCAACCCACCGCATATTCTTAATTTAGTGTTATCTGCTCAATTTAGGGGTCTGGTGCTTCCATCCCAAAGCGACTAAGCAGTTATATCAGGACCTGTTCCTCGCCAGTTAGGCCCGCATAGTTAATACGTCTATTAACGATACCCTGATAACACTAAACTAAAAATACTCTTAAGAAAGTGTTTTGATATGGTCTGTAAGAGCTGCAGGCTCTACAAACTTTACCCAATACTCTGATGTTCCTAGCTCAATTGGTCTTGCATAACATCAGGCCAAAACACTTACTTAAAAATCCTGCTTACCGGTTGCAGGGACCCCAAGAGGATCGGAAGTTTTGCTGTTTCTCAACAGTAGATACTAGTATAACATTATATATACACATTGTCAATAGACTTTGTGGTATACTTTGGAACACCGAGTAGGATTCGAACCTACGATTTTACGGATTTGCAATCCGTTGCATTAAACCACTCTGCCATCGGTGCATAATTAGGACGAGCTACTTGTTGTCTCAAGCCCTCGATTGGAATTCATCGTTAGTTACACTTTTTTACCCTGTAGTAACCACAGTCATTACATTGTCAGAATGCTGTAATAACACCTCTTGCGTAAGGACGAGCAAGATACCCCCGATTCAAAGCTCGGCAACTTTTGACAACTTATTAGCAAAGAAGAGCCTTAACCCTTCACTTGTAACACGGTGTTAGTAAACTAACTATCTTTCGATATTAGAGCCTCAACCCTAAACTTGTAACACGGTCGCTGTAAACAGCATCTGCTAAACTTGGTACTCGGTACCAGAATCGAACTGGTCTTACTGCCGTGAAAGGGCAATGTCCTAACCGATAGACGAACCGAGTAAAACTTTTATTTTCTAGTGTATACAACACTCAAATATTCTTTAATTTTTTCAAATTGCTTATCAACTGTTTCCCTAGTAATGCTATCAAACTTTGCTTCATCAGCAATTAATTCTTTTATCAAATGCAAACGACCATTGATATAATTAACACAAGCTTGGTTACTTAATATTTCTGTTTTCATATAGTTTCCTCTCAATTAATAGTACCATTATACACGAACCAAGGGAAAAGGCAAGCGTTATTTTGTATTATTTTTATCATTTAAAATCAATGACTTACAGAAGTAAAAAACCCTAGTTTTTTAGACTAGGGTTTAGTTTATATCAAATTATAGTTACTTTAACTGTATTCTTTCCAGCCTATGGGTTCTACTTCTATTGGTTCATCAAGATTATTTACATCTTTAAACACATTCCAAAGCTTCTCCTCAATAGCAAACTTAGTGAATAATGCTGATTCTAAACCTCTCGCTTCTACTTCCCATGGTTCGAACCAGTAATCAATATCACTAGAAACTTTCTTACCTTTCCAACGTGTTAAGGCTTCGTTGGTTTCACCATAAACAAACTGTTTAATGTGTACAAGTTCATGTGCCAAAGTTCTTAATATATCAGGACCACTAACATTGTAGTTTAATTCTATTTCAAATTCTCTTGGTTTACCAGAATTATTATATTCTTTCACTTCAGCATAACCAAGCACATCTAATTCTTTATTGAACTTTATCTTTAAGTATATGTTTTCTGACAACTTTTTAGAAATAAGTTCGTTTGTATAAAAAATAACAGCACGCTTCACATAAGGCCTGAATCGCTCTTTATCGGGACAACCAACTATACTTAACTGCATTAGGTCTCTCCTTAGAAAATTGACCCAATAATTGGCATAATACCTATGTTACTCGCACTCCGTTATTTAGTTTTTTATATCAAGATGGAACTTCATGATTCTGTCTTTAAGCATATCTGGAACATTTAACCATGGAACTTCTAGAAAGAATGGACATCCATCAGGACCCCATGCGTGCTTGATGAAGAAGTTTCTGGCAAGCTTCATATCATCTTTGGAAGTGGCATCGAATAAATGTCTTTGATGTACAGAAAATAACTCAATTTTGGTACTCATAGTTTCACCTCAATCATAATAAGAGTCCATTATACAATAAAAAAAGAGGCCTGTCAAGACCTCTTTTAATGTTTACCACTTACCAGTTTATTTTTTACTTGAACTTGTATTAACAAAAGCATACATCTTTTCTGCAGCTTCCAAAACTTTATCAAGTCCTGGGAACTCTGGCATACCAACTGTGGTAACTAACTGGCCTGTGCTTGGATCTTTAGCGGTTGACATTTCCCAACCTTGGAACTTAGAGTGATATTCCTCGGTGATAAGACCTTTGGCCATATCGAGGACTTCTGTGCGGATTTCATATCCGTTTTTGTTGAATTTTACTTCCGGTAATCCGATATCTTTTAACATTGTAATTCTCCTGTGTGTGTGTTTAAAGTGTGACACCAAAGGCATCACACTATTATTTATATCAGTTTTTAATAAGCTCCTGGTTTTTTACCACTTAGTCTTTTGACTTAACGGCAATCTTTTTAATGGCATCCTGTGCCTTGACGATGTTTTCCAACCAGATATTTAACATACCATTAACGATTTCGGCATCTTTAATCTCTACCTTATCAGCCAATGTAAATGTCCGTTCAAAGTTCCGTGCTGCGATACCTTTGTAAACATAAGCTTCATCAGGT